GTGACCCTGCTCTGCATCAATCAAATTCGCGATGCCATCGGGTGCGTTTCTCCCGACACTAAACTAACTGTGAGAAAAAGACAGTAATATTCAAACCTGGTTGATACGTATGATACATGAAATTATGTCATACATGCCATAAAGAGATTTCTGAAAACAAGAATTTTTGTAATAAATTTTGTTATTTTTCTAGGAAAGATTACAACAGTCATTCAGAAGAAACAAAACAAAAAATAGCAAAAGGAAATTCAAAACCTCTTACTGAGGAAAGAAAAAAGAACATATCGCTTGCAAAACAAAAGCCAATCGATGAAGAATTGCTAAAAAATCTGGATTACCTTTGGAGCTTAAAGTATCTAAATCCAAAGGTAATCAAAGAAATTTCTGGTCTGTCTAAGCAGAGTAGAATTTATACAAAATTATTAAAACAATTTTGTAAGCATGATCAGAAAAAATTCATGCCGTCCGATTGGTATCCAGAACATTATCAAAAATTAATCGAATTGGCTAACCAAAAGATATGGTTCAAACAAATTGCAAAAATTCTTGGATTCGGTGAAAAACAAGTTTATTGTGTAATGAAGAAGTTAGATCTTCAAATAAACACAAAAAATCCTGATGCATGGAGCTGCGTAACTTCAAAAGTTGAATCCGAAGTTATTTCGTGGATAAAAGAAAAAAAATTTCAAGTTGAATCTCAATTCCATATTGGAAATTTCTTATACGATGGTCATATAAAAAACTCCAATATCTTAATAGAAGTTAATGGTGATTATTGGCATTGCAATCCTCAAGTCTACAAAAACGGCCCAATCAACCAAATGCAAAAATCTCACATAAGAAGAGACTTTGCAAAAAAAAGCTTTGCAGCAAAGCAAGGCTATTATCTTGTGACGATTTGGGAAAAAAACGTAAAAGATGATCCTGGAAAAACAAAAGAGTGGCTCTTGAATAAGATTAAATCTAACATCATCGAGACAAAAAATGACTGAAAATCAAACAACAATCAAAGAACTATTTTCAACTCTTGGATACGACTATCTGACGATGGACATCAATAAATCAATTGATGTTTCTCATTTAGGTTATGAAGTAAAAACATCAAAAAATGGTGATTCAACTTGGTCATTAGTTAAAAGCATCATTCGAAAAGAGTCGACAGATGCATATTACGTTCCTCAATTTGACCTGAGTGTAAGCCCTCTACATTTGTTTTTTGCAAAAGTCGACGGTTCTGAACCACACTGGATTGAAGCGACAGCATTGATTGATTGCGAGAAAATTGAACTTTATCACGAGTCGGGTGAATGGGTTCCTGCACATGTTTTGTGGCAAAAAAATCGAAAGATCGATATCCTTGACATCGAAGTTGAAGGAACGAATTCATATTTTTCCAATGGAGTCCTTTCTCACAACACAATGCATGGAGATCCTACCACCACGCCGGGCGGCCGAGCGATTCCATTCCATTCTTCTGTTAGGATTCGCCTAGGCAGTGGTAGTCAAGTGAAAGATAAGAATGGTAACCCGATTGGTATTCACACCACTGTCACGCTTAAGAAAAACAAGGTGGCTGCTCCTTTCCGCAAGTGCGAGTTTGACATCATCTTTGGTAAAGGTATCGTGGAAGATGAATACCTTTTTGATGAAGTCCGTTCACATTGTAAAGCCAACGGTCCTGTCAAGCGTGAGGGTCTTGAGATTAACATCTCCGGTGAGGGAGCTTGGAAAGAGTTGTCAGTCATTAATGCAAAGACAGGCGAGGTCGTGGTAGAGAAAAAGTTCTACAAGTCCGAATTCGGCGACATGCTAAAAGATGAGAAATATTCTAGCTATCTTTTGACAGCCATCGATTCTGCACTTGTGACCACAGGTGGAGAACCCTCTGGTGAAGGTGATGGTGAAGGAGGAATGTCAGATGAGTGATATATTCTGGATTCGTTGTGAAGTAGACGATAATGATCTAGTGCCAAAGTATCAAACCCAAGGGTCTGCTGGGTGTGATGTGTATGCTAATGAGTACCTGACGATCAAACCCGGCCGAAGAGCTATGGTTGCTACTGGTCTAAAGATTGAGCTGCCTCCTGGATTCGAAGCCCAGGTTAGACCGAGGTCTGGATTGGCGGCCAAGTACGGGATAACTGTTCTTAATTCTCCTGGAACCGTAGATGAAGACTACCGCGGAGAAATAAAGGTCATCCTGTTAAACACAGGTGATGAAGAATTTATTGTCAATAAAGGTGATAGGATTGCACAGTTGGTATTTTCTCGAGTTTTTCGTGGGATATTCCAATCAACCGATAGCCTAACATCAACAGTCCGTGGTTCTGGCGGGTTCGGTTCAACAGGCAAAACATGAGTTCAGATCGACCCATCTTAATAGTGGATGGTGCAAATCTTTTTATCAGAAGCTGGTCAGCCTTCCCATCTATGTCTTCTCATGGATATCAGATGGGAGGCTGCATTGGCTTTTTGAAGACATTAAAGAGAATTGTTACAGAGATTCAACCAAAATTCGTGGTGGTCGCTTGGGAAGGCGGAGGATCTTCTCGCCGTAGGAGCATATATCCTGACTATAAGTTGGGTCGCCGACCTGAGAAGTTGAATAGATTCTACGGTGACGATATTCCTGAATCGGAGGAAAACAGAAAGCATCAGATGCTTTCTCTTCTTGACATGTTGAAATCAGTTCCAGTATGTCAAGTTTACGTGCCTGATTGCGAAGGTGACGACATCATCGCCTTTTTATGCAAGGGCTATTTTAGACAGGCTGAAAAAATCATAGTTTCTTCTGATAAAGACATGTACCAACTTTTAGATGAAAAAACTAGAATCTATTCTCTACACAAGAAGTTGGTCTTAACAAAAGACGACATATTCGACGAGTTTAGGATTAAGACCCACAACTTTGCTATGGCAAAAGCAATCTGCGGAGATCCTGGAGACAATATCCCGGGCATAAAAGGGCTGGGATTCAAGACGGTATCAAAAAAGATGCCATTTTTAGGAGGAGATTCAGAGGTCTTAATTGACGAAGTCATCTCATTTTGTCACTCTAGGATGCCTGAATCTTCTATTTACAAGAGGATTGTAGAGAACGAGAGCGTGATTCGTAGGAACTGGAAGCTGATCTACCTCGATGGCAGCATGTTATCTGCCACACAGATTTCTAAGGTGCAACATGTCATAGATACATTTGCACCACACACGAATAGGATTGCTTTGATAAAGTCGCTCGTCAAAGAGGGTATCGGAGATTTTAACGTAGAAGATTTCTTTTACGCCTTCAGGTGTATCGATATTGCTCCTTATGCTGGCGGAGAACAAAATGCAGGATAACGAAAATAAAACTGGTTCTAAGTTAACTTTCGGTTCATACGGTAAATCTTTTCAAGAGAAAATCATGCAAGCTCTCTTGACGGATTCGAAGTTCGCAGAACAGATGATGGAAGTGTTCGATACATCTTACTTCGAGCTGAAGTATCTACAGTTTCTAGCGGATCGATACTTTTCTTACTCTAAAAAATATAAGGTATTTCCAACGTTACAGCTTCTTGTGACGATTATACGGGAAGACCTGAAGGTTGGTACTGATGTGATCCTTCGGGATCAAATCATTGAATACCTCCAACGAATGAAGGCCAACCCAGATCCAGGTGATCTTCAATTTGTTCGTGAGAAGTCTCTTGACTTCTGTAGGAAGCAGGCACTCAAGGCTGCCTTGGAGAATGCAGTAGATCAAATGGCTGCAGACAAATATGAATCCATCGTCGAATCTATCAAAAAAGCTGTCCAGGTCGGCACCGCTCCATCAGTCGGCCATGACTTCTTCAACGAGATGGACGCTCGCTTCACAAGACTGAAGCGAGACACTATTCCGACTGGAGTTCCTGAGCTAGACAAGAAAGAGATCCTCCAAGGTGGTTCTGGCAAGGGTGAACTTCTGTGTGTCGTCGGTGGAAGCGGAAGCGGTAAGTCCCACTGGCTCACGATGATAGGGGCCAACGCCTTAAGGGCAGGTAAGAACGTCCTTCACTATACCTTCGAGTTATCTGAGACCGCAGTCGGCACTCGATATGATTCAAACCTATGTGACATGGATTCCAATGAGGTCATGGACCACAAGGACGAGATCATTGACAAGTATAAGAACATGAC